GTCCCTGAAATGGACCCCGTGCATGTTTTAGAGGCGGCGGCGGCGTTCCATGCCGTGACGGTTTGCGTGTTGCCGTTGCACGGCGTTCCAACCGATATATCGAGGTTGCCATCCTTTCCGATCAACGCCGTACACGTTGCGCCGTCATTGCGAAGAAGATCGACCGCTTGCTGTGTCCCAGTCGCAGCCACCGCGGCGCTATAGGCTCGCAAACCATACCAAACCGTGAACGGAGTAATATCCCCTGGTCCCTGTGGGCCATGCTGTGATGCCGGAACATCCCAAAGGATATTCGATTGCATCTGAGCGAGGGCCGCCGCGCCCCACAGGATCAGGGCGGCACAGATGGCGGGGAAGACGCGCATCAATTCATCGTCCATGACCCGAGATACGAGCCAACGAGATAGTGTGTCGAATCTCGCCCCACGACACACAGTTTATCCCCCGCCGCACCGCTCGAAACCGCCGTCCCGGTTCCCGCCGTTCCGTAAGTCAGAAAGGTCGTTTTCTCGTACATCGCGCTCGATCCCAGCGCGGCAAAGGTGATAACCGTGGCAACGTTGTTATCGTTGCGCACGCAGAACTCGTCGCCGGCCGCCGGGACAGGGAGCGTGATCGTGCAGGTGCCGGTGCAAACAAAATAGCCGCGCGGAGCCGAGAGCGAGACCGACGTACCCGTTGTCAGCGGTGTTACAGCGCCTTGCGGCGTACAGGAGCCGCCCGGCGTGCATGTCGTACCGTTGATCGTCGTCGATGCGGTACTGGTCACGCCGGCCGAGGCTGTCTGAGTTGTGTTATCGACCTTGCTCAGACCGAAGACGCTGCTGCTCGTTCGCCCGATCGTCAGGGCTTGCGATCCGCTTCCGGGTCCAGCCGTCCCGTCTCCGGTTAGCTGGGTAATTCCACCGCCACCGGCGACTGCCGTAATAATCCCGCCCGACGCGGTGATGGTCGTGCCGTCAACCTTGACTGCTCCGAAGGTGCTTGACGAGGCTTGGGGAATCGCCGGCGCAGCATCGGAGCGCATGGCGGTTAGCGCCGTACCGTTGACCGCCGCGGTGCCGATGGTTGCCGATGGATTGGCAAACCCGGTGATCCCGCCACCCGGGCTGCACGAACCGCCGAGCGTACAGGTCGTGCCATTGACGGTGATCGAGGGGCTTACAAGGTCCGTATTGGCAACTGAGGCGCAGGTTGCCGCGCCGCTCGTATCAAGAGAGCGCGGGAACTGGTTGGTGCAGCTCGTGCCCCCATAGGCTCCCGGGGCACTTGCTCCGGCACCCAGGACAAGCCCGGTGATTGCCACCTGATTTGGGAGACCCGTGCCGTTGCCGGTCAGAAAGGCGTTTGCCGTCATCGTGGAGAAAAGCGTTGCCACCGATCCGACGCCTGGCCCGGCCGTTACCACACCCGTCAACTGGTTGATGCCACCGCCCCCGGATGTCGCGGAGACCTTGGAACCGACGACGGTAAGCCCCGTCGAAAAGGTGATCGGCCCTTTGAGTGTCGTGTCGGCAAACGCCGTCAACGGAGCCAAAAGCGCGAGCAATATGAGGAGTTTTTTCATCACAGCGCCGGGAGCCATTGATCGATCGCCTTATCGTACTGCCACGACGAGCCACCGTTCGCGGCAAGGACATAGGGACCGCCGGACGAACCGGCCATCGTCGCCGTTCCCGCACCTACAATCGTCAGAGCATCAAGTGTCTGTGTCGTCGAAACGCGGAAGATCGCGCCATCCGAGGGATTGGGAGGCATCACAACCGTCAGAGTTGCGAGTTCGCCAATCGGATCGATACGGAATGCTCCGAGCCCAGCGAGAGCAACGAGTGTATCGCCCGTGACGGGTACGACCCGTAGATACGAGATCACTTCATCGTCCTCCTCCTCATCCGAGGGCGTCGTCAGGACGATCCCCGGAGAGGTTCCGCCGACAAAGTTGTAATCGCCGAGGAAGGTCTGCGGCACCAAGTTGATATTCGACGTGCCCCCGTCGCGGGCCACCGATTGACGGACCTGGTTTTCGTACTCGGCCCGCTCCTCGTCATACGCCAACCCGATGCGTCGCAGCGTCCGCCAGATCACGCCAAGCTCGATCAAATCCTCGTCGAGCACGGTCGTATCGGAATCCGCCTTCCAATCCGATTGCGGCATCCCGGCGAACACGATGTCGAACGATGCGCCCAAGCCGGGGCCGCTCGAACTTGCCTGGGCAACGGGATTTGCCGGGACTACCGAATAATTGCCAGGCGTCAGGACTTCGGTTGTTAGAACGCTTCCAATATCCTGATCCGCCAGCGACGTGACGACGAGTTCGGCGTTCTGCGTCGCCGTCCCCGTCCCAACCGCGAGCGTGATGAGGTCTCCGATCTTGTATCCGGCGCCGCGGTCGACGGGCGTGCTCGCCACCGCCGATTGAAGCGTGGCCGAGCGTCCCCAGTTCTCCGACACGTACTCGTAAACGAAGGTCGCCGAAGTCTCGGTCGTCGCTGGATCGATCTCGAACTGAACGGGAGCTCCTGCCGCTGCGCCGGACGACAGCCGCAGCCGCCAGCGCCGCTCGATCGTGGCGCGCCCGAAGATACTCGACTTGTAGAATTGCCATTGCTGAGGCGACATCGCGCCGCGCATGCGCCAATGCCGCGAGCGGTCCCACATCGTATTGTTGACCATCGAGCGGAAATCGGGCGGCAGGAAATAGTCCGATGTACCGTTCGTGATGAAGACGTTTTCGACCACCATCGCGACCCAGTTTGTCCGGGTCGACAGGTTGTTGGCCTCGCGCCGCGCCATCTGCAGCAAGCGCTGCGCACCGGGGTCGCTGTTGCCGATGATCGTCGATGGCTTGGCTATGCCGATGTTGTCAGCCGCCGCCTGGCATAACGAAAGCAACGTCAAAGCTCATCCCCGTCGATAGCGCAACGAGAGCGGCTTCCGCTTCTTTGCGGCCTCTTTGTTCGCTATTGCGATCGCCTCACCCTCGGGCACACCGGAAGCCAGCACGGCATTCGCCTGCTTGGCGGCAGCGGTAGCCGCCGCGCTCTTCAGCGCCTTGTTGTGGCGCGATGCGAACTCCTTGCCGGTCCAGGGCATCTACTTGCCCTTGCGTCCCAGAACGCGGTCGGCTTTGGCGTCGATGCGTCGCTCAACCTCCTTGGAGATGCGGCCCGCGTTTGCCTGTTGGGATGCGCGGGCCTTCGCGTTCGCGGCATGAGCCTTGTCCGGCACCGGATAGGAGCGGTCAGGCCCGGCAAACGTCTTGGCCGGCAGCTTGTTGCGCGCCTTGGTCGTCAGCACCGCCATCAATACCTCCCATCGCGATCGTTGCGGCTCTTGGCCTTGGAATCGAGCCGACGATCCAGATCCTTCACGATCGAGCTTTTTGTGTTCGCCGGCTGCTGAGGGATTTTCGCCGACTGTCCGGTGGGAAGCGTCACCCGGCGCATCGGCGTCCGGGATTCAAGCTTTGCCATCAGCGACCTCGTCGCTCGATGATGGCGAATAAGGTTGGAATGCGCCGATCTAGGTCTTTCAGGCGCCGCATACCAATACGCCAACCCCGGCAAGGACGAGGGAAATAGCTCACGCCACCATTCCGTTCTAACGCAGTAACCTCAGCCCAGGGGGCTTTCGCATAGATGACCAGACGGCCAAAACGAAACCAAAACTCCCCGTTTTTCCAATCCGGATTGATATCCATCCATGCCTGATCCATACCTGAAGCATTCCTCATAGCCACATCGATTGTAAGATCGGCCCCCGCGCCGGTCGCCCCACCGGATCTTGCGAAAGATTATAGGATACTATCGGCCATGCCGTTGCTGCAGGGAAGCCTATAGCATGCCACTCGTCGCCCCCCCTTACTATATCAGCCACGAGATAAAATGAGACAAAGGGTCCAAATTCCCGCACCGTCAACCAGATTATAGGCTCAGGCATATAATCACGCGGCCTCATCGCTCGATGATGGCAGCGGTGCCCGTGGTCCGCGTGGTTTGCCCTTCGGCCACCCTTTACGAACCCTCTCCTGCTCGACAAAGGCACCGAGGGACGACGTGGCCGGCTCGCGATTGTCGGTTCCCGCCTGCTGCATCGCCATCTGCTGGAACGGGTCGGCCATGCCGGGGATCGCCGACGCAATCGGATTGGGCGCGTTCCTCATTCCCATGACCTCGCCGTGGAGCTTCGTAACCAACGAGCCCAATTCCTCGACCTGGCGCGTCAGCGATGCGATCTCCGAGCGCTGATCCTCGTTCTGCTTGCTCAACTGCTCGGTCAACGCCATCGCTGCCGCGTCGTCGAGATACGCCTGCGCCTTCGTACGAAGCTGGTTCAGGCCCATCGCCCGCTGGCACGCCAGATCGGACAGGGCAGCCACCTCCTCGACCGTCTGAAGCTGCAGCGCCTTCAATTCGAGAACCTGGGCGCGGTTGAGAATCGGCCATTCGGCAATCGGCGTACCCTCGGCCGTCTGCTCGATGCCCTCGCGAAACTGCTCGTATTCGCGGGGCCAGCGTTCCCGATGCTGGTCGGTCACATTGAAGACCGGGATCGCATAGGGATTGCCGGGCATGAAAATCTCGACGCGCTCGACCTCCTTGAAGATCGGACGCCCCTCTCGTGCCGATGCAAGCTCGTCCTGCACCGGATCGAGATAGAACCTCGGACGCACGCTTCCCGGAGGAGCCTGCTCCGAACCGTTCCAGGAGCGCGTGAATTGACCCTGCATTCTTCCTCTCCAAGCGCCCTATGCGCTAATGACCGCGATCGACCCCGTTCCGGCCCCGATCAGGAGCACCGACTTGAGCGTGGGGACCGAGATCCCCGTCGACCCCGCGATGCCGTTAATCGTCTCGGTGCCATTGCCGTAGATCTTAAGCGTGTTCGCGCCGCCGTTGTAGATCAGCTGCGGACCGTCGCTGGTGCTCCTGGCGGCCACGCCAGAACTCGCCGGAGCCGTCGAGATGATCGTGAAATTGCTCGTCAGCGCGGTAGCAGTTGCCTGAGTCGTCCCTGCCCCCGCCACCGTCGTGACCGCATCCTGCCCGAGCCTGTTGGCCTGCCCCGAGGGCATGCCCAACGCCATCAACTCCGATTTCAACGCCATGATCGCCTCCTATGCCGCGACTTGTGTTCGCTCGCCGAAGCCGTATCCCTGCCGCACGACCTCGGGCAGCAATCCGGACCCATGAACCGTGATCGTGCATCCCATGTCCGCAAGCAACTGCGCGAACCGCGGGAAAGCCTGCGCCTGCGCGTACATCGCGGGCGATGCCACGAACATCTTGCGCCCAACCCATATCTCGCGGCGGCCGTTCTCCGAACCCGCCTCGGTTTGTGCGTAGGCGTGGCTCTCGCCCTCCCGATCGGAACTGTCGTAGCCGTAGAGGTGCAACTGCCGGTATCCAAGCGCATAGACCAGCGCCATCGACGTAAGCCCGACCGTGATCCCGCCGCCGATCAGGACCGAATTGCCCTCAAATTGCTCCTCGATCCCCTCTTCGGCATGGTGAAACAGCGTCACATCCTCATGATCGAGGATATCGAAGATCACAGGATCACATTGGGAGGCGATCAGGAACCGTTCGGCCGCGATAGGGCGTACGAAACGCCGATTTTGCGGCCTGGAATCGAGCAAAACCTGGTATTTCGGCATAATCCCGTACTGGTTGAGCCAACCCGCGACACCGTTCAGCGCGAAAATGTCCTGTCCCTGCGCCACTCGCCGCCGGATGTCGTCCAGCGTGTCCGCTGCCGATGGGCCGCCACCCACGAGTACGGCATGCCCCTCATGTGCGGGCACTTCCTTGACCCACGGCACCCCGCGCTTGCTGTTGATCGCCACATTCTCGAAGACTTTTTCCTTTGGCGTGTTCGACACCGCGATCCATTCGATCCGTTCGCCGATCCCGAGCCATTTCGCACAATAATCGACCATCCATGCTTTGCGCGGCCCCCGGAAGTGCAGGATCACCCCTCGGGTGCAATCGTCATCCGGGTATTCCGGCGCCAGATTGTAGGGGTCGACCGGCAGAAACAGAACCGATAAGCCGCACACCGACTTGTTCGAGGCCCTGACATTCGTAGCGACCTCGATGGGATCGACAACAGCCGCCAGGGCCTTCTGATCGTCCCCCCACTCCTCGCCCATCGCCGCAAACGCCTTGGCCCAGATAGGCCGAGCGTCCACCCCTCCCCGGACGTAGATCGCCCCGGTATTGAGGATGCAATCCGAGAAATGCCCGGTCGTGAAGGCGACATCGAAGGGTATGTCGAACACTTCCGCCGGGTCTCGAGCCAGCACGCAATCGGCACCGACGAAAACAGTATCCTCTCGCGCCAATCCCGAGTTCAGATAGGCGAGCTGTCCCCGGATGATCGCCTTCATCAGGCTTTCGGGGAGAGCCGCAACAAAGGCATCCGGAATGTTCTCGTCGTCGGTGATGACGATGTGCCGATGCCCGAACTTCTCGCAGGACGCCCGCAAGACATTGAGGTACGGCGTGTAATCCTGATAGAGCGGATGATCGGGCCTAGGGGCCATGAACGAAACTATATGCATCATCCCACGCCCTCAACTCCGTCCGGGTAGACCTGGCGCGGCATCCCGGCGTCGAAATCTTCGTTGGACACGAAAGTAAGATTTGCGTGTCCAAACGTAGCTCCTGTCTTTGGAAAAGCTCCTGTCTTCGGAAATCCTAATCTCGTCAACCCGTAAAAATCCGCTCCAAAAGGATTCGGATCGTCAAGAAGCGCCTCCATCCGAGCCATCACATCAACTCGCAGAGGCTGTATCCGCGCCGGCTCGCCCTTGACCATCGCTCCCGGCGGCACATCGCGCGTGACGACCGCCCCCATCGCGACCGTCGCCCCAGCGCCGATCGTGATCCCGGGCCGCAGCCGCGCCCCCGCTCCGATCACGCAATCCGCACCGATCGTGACCGGCGTGATGCCCTTCCAAACATACCCCCGCGGCCTGTCGTCGTTCGCCGTGCAGACGTGCTGTGCGACAAAGCACCGATCCCCGATGACCGTCCCGCCGCTGATGTGCGTGTCGTCCATGATCTGAACATCGTCGCCGATCCGGGCATCGAACCCGATCCGCACGCCAACCCCGATCACGCAGCGCTTGCCGATCTTCGCCCCCTCCCGAATATGGGCATAGGGACAGATCACCGTATCCTCGCCGATCTCGGCCCCCGCATAGACCATCGCGTAGGGCGCTACGACGACGCCATACGTCAGCCTCGCCTCGGGCTGATCCTCGGTTGGACGAGCGAATGCCGGCCCCCGCATAGGCTGGAAGCCGACAATCGCGCTCGGATGAACGATAGCGCCCTTTTTCATGGGGTCAGGCGACCGCTCCCTGGAGGAAAGGCCGATCGATCAGCACCGTGATCGTGCTCGTCGCCGACAAAACCGTGACCGCATTGACGGTTCGGGAGTTCATCAGCTCCTTCCCCGACGCCGCCGTCGACATGACCCGGCCGATCGTCGCGCTCTGATAGACCGGCACGTTGGGCGACACCTTGACGGCGGTTTTCTTGATGATCGCCGCGCCCTCGATCTGATACCAGCCCCAGTTTGCCGCCACGTTCGCCGACATGGCGACAGCGACCGGCTGGTTGAGATTCGCCGTGTTCGGGGTCAGCGTCGTCGTGTGATTCACCGGGTCGAAGACGACGGTGAGCCCGACAACGGTATTCGCCGCGCCCTTCAGATAGATGAACTCGCCGGAACCCTGGACACCGCTCGAATCGTAAGCGTTGACCAGCGTGCCTTCGTCGCACGTCTGCACCGTGCTCGTTACCTCGATCGGCTGAACGCCGAGGCGGTTGTTCGTCACAATCCACGTCATGTCGTTTGCTCCTTTTACAAGTGAATCCTGATTGCCTGTGCAATCATCAAGCAGTCAAAACCCCTTGAAGGAAGGAATTTGAGAGAGTCATGTTCCCAGCCCAGCCGACGAGCTTGACCATCGCGTCCTGATTGACGGAAAATCGGTCAGGATCCAATGGCACCATATTCCGGTCGTTGTGCGGGCGCAGGAAGATATAGTCCGTGTTGAGGAAATACATGTGCGAGGCCGGCGCGCCGCTTCCCGAGGTCCAGGTGATGCCTGCGCCGTTGATCGCGGAGCCGTTGCCCGCCGCGACGCCCTGGAAACCGCCGTCGAACACGACATCGGCGTCCATGAACATCAGGCTGCCGAACCCGGCCATGCCGTCATCGGTGCGGGAGATGCGCTGGATGGCCTGGAGGCTTTCCCAGTAGTAGCGGTAGTAGACGTTGTCGGCGATGATGAGGTCGGGCCGGTCGGGTCCGCGCGTCTGGGCGAGCCAGGTGCGATTCATCATGGTCTGGATCGTTGCCGAGGAGGGGACGAGCCCAGCCGTGGCGAACGATTGGTTGTTCGGGCGCCAGAAAGGCCATGTGATGCGCGAGATGCCGCCCACCGTGCCGGTCGTGCCCACGTCAGCAACGAGGAGCTGGAGGCCGCCGATCTGCTTGCCGCCGTCAGCGGTGCCGTCCGAATAGCAGTCGCTCGACAGGTTGTTCTCGAAGGTGCGCTCGGCGTTCCCGATGCGGGCATCGAGGAGGTTGATCATCCGCTCGCGGCCCGAGTTCTGGATCATTTCGAGGCCGGAGATCGAGACCGCAACCGCGGCCTGCGCGATCGAGAACTGCGCCGCCGTGAATACGTCCGAGGGCGTGATGTTCAGAACGTCGTAACCGGAATAGCGCTTGTAGGTGCCGTTTTCGCTGTATTCCAGCTCTTGCACGATCGCCTGGCCGCCATCGAAGCCCTTGATCTTCCCTCGTTCGGAGAGGCGGCGGAGGAGCGCGTTGTTTTTTGTGACGTTATCGGCGAGCTTGCGTTGCCGGTTGTAAAGGGTGGTCGTGGTGATCTCACCCCACTGGATATTCGGGCTTGCCATCCTCTATGCTCCATCTGGCGCCCGATAAGGGCGCGCTGGGAAACGGGCGTCTCACGACGGCCGGGGTTGAACGGTACGGCTCAGCCAGCGTCTACTTCCGCCACTGCCGCCGCGATTTCATCGCGCAAAGAACGTGGCCCTTGCCGCTCTGCCGGCGATCCTCCGGTCCCGGGGGAACCGTTGATGCTGGAAGCGGCCCGCGTTGCTCTCTCCGCCTGCGCTTTCCGTTCGGCTGCTGCTTTTCGGGTAGCCTGGGACCGTTGGTCTGCCAGTACCTTGGAGCGGGTCTCCCGGTTCGCGTACACTGCCCGATCATAGAGATCAGGAATTGTAGGCATTCTGCCCTGAGATATCTCTATCTGGGCGAGGACCATCATATCACGTTCGAGTTCGGCAAAATAGGGGTGTTTCGCGGCCCCCGTTTCGTCTTTCTCGTTGGCGAAAGCGTCGATCTGCGCCTGCGTCGACATCTCGCGCTGCTGCTGCTCCGCCTGATCGCGCTGGTTGATGCGCTGTTCAAGCCGCGTTATGGTCTCGGCCACTTGCGGTGGGATGACGGCTGCCGGAGCCGCGCCATTGCCGCCATTCGGCTGCCCTCCGGGGATTTGCTCGCCACGCAGAAGCGCCGCCACGGCTCCGGGGTCGATGTTATAGACCTGGATCATGCGGGCGACGTGCTGGGCGCCGCGCTCGTTCACTCCGCCGCGAGAGGCGACATCGCGACCCTGGATCATATCCTGCTCGATCGACGCCCATGCCCGTATGATGTCCGATGGCGTCTGTCCGCGCTGCTGCATACCCTGAAGGTGCGGCTGGAATAATTCCATCGCACCCTGATACTGGCGCTCGATCTCGGCCGCCCGCTGCAGCCGCGGAGTAAACCCGGCCTCGATCGCCTTGTATCGCTCGACCACCTTTGCCTGATGCTCTTTCGGGAGCCCGGCGATCAGATCCTTGTCGGCCTGTGACCAATGCTGCGGGACATCCGCGCTCGGCTCGGTAACAGCCGGCGCAGGAGGCTCCCCTTCGCCCTCATCAAGCGGAAATTCGGGTTCCGGCGCGCCTTCAGGCTTCGGCTCAGCCGCCTCTTTCGGCAGAAACTTGCCGTCTGGCCCACGCGCCCGCTCGCCATCGCCCGCTTCCTGACGCTCCTCGCGCGGTTCCGGCGCCTCGCGTGCTGGACGTTCGGGACGTTCGGTCTCCTCAGCCTCCGCCGCATCGACGACCTGCGCTAGAACCGACCTCAGGTCTTGGCCTTCGTCATCAGGTGGCATCACTTCGCCTTTCTGTACCGTTTACACCAATCTTCCGGCTGAATCCGCCCGCTCACGACCTCGCAAGAGCGCGGCGGCTGCCAATGGTCGCATATTCCACAATGGTTCGCCTTCGCCGCCGGATGCTCATAACCAACCGACGCCTTGGACACCTTCGCGTCCTCGGCATCAGCCGAGCGGTGCAGCGCATCACGAACGCTTGGGTACTCGGCCATTGCCCTTCGCCTCGACGGTCGCCGCCGCATCCTGAACATCGTCCTTGACGCTCTTGCCGTCGTCGGACTTGGCTTTCGGCTCTGCGCCCAGGCGATGGATCAGGATCTCGATCCGGCGATCCGGCGACTTCTGGCCCTCCCGCGCACTGTCCGAGGCGCTGACGACACGCCCATGCGCCTCGATCCGGTACTCGTCCCCCGGAGCCGGCGTCTCCTTCATCCCGATCTTGTTCATGCTGTCGTG